AGGAATTTCGCGGCGGGCTTGACAGCCGCAGGCTGGTCGAAACGACGAGCGGCGGCGTCCTGATCGAGGGCGTTAACGGCCACATCACGCGCGGCGGCGAGTTCGAAAGCCGGGCAGCTTTTGTCAAGGAATACGACCTTCCGGAAGGAACGGTCGGCCTCGCTTACACCCGCTCCGGTATCGTCGTCTTCGGCAGCATCGACGAGCCAGACGGGCTCCCGGTCGGCGTGACCTACCAGAAGCTCACCCCGCCAGGTGGCGCGGAGCTTCTGGACGTTCCAAGCTTCGATCTGTATTCCGGCAAAATCTATGCGGTCGGCGTGTTCAGCGACGGATCGCGGCTGCATTTCTACGACGGCGTTCAAGTCGAGGATTGGGCCGACGGACGGGCCAGAGCCTCCTTCACGATAACCGGCGGCACCGCAACCGGAACGGCGTCAACCATCACGAGCATCACCGTCAACGGCGTTGAAATTCTAGGCGGGACGGTGACGTGGCTTACAAGCCACGAGGTCACAGCCGGGCTGATCGCCGACAAGATAAACCTGACCGCCAGCGCTCCGGAATATACAGCTGTCGCGTCTGACGCGACGGTGGTCATTCTCTATGCCACATCAGGCATTGAAATAAACGACGCCCCGGTTCTATTTACACTGGCCGACGGCCTCGCAGTCACGCCAACTTCCGGCCTCGTTATGAGCGGCGGCGCCGTCAGTGAAGACGGTTTTACGCCGGGCGACTTCGTTAAGACGATCCGCTCGAAGATGTATTCGACTTCCGGCCCGAACATGCACTTCTCGGGCATTCAAGCCCCGATCGGCTGGACGACAGACAATGTCGGCGCCGGCTTCGTCGACTTGTCCAGCTACACGTCCGGAGCGGAAGAGCTGAAAGCGCTCGCGTCCTACCAGGGGCAAGTGGCCATTTTCGCGGAGACAACCATTCAGGTCTGGTACGTTGACCCCGACCCGCTCTTGAACCGGCAGACGCAGGATCTCGGCAACACCGGGACCGTCGCGGCGAACTCGGTCACGCAGTTCGGCGACAACGATCTGTTTTATCTCGACACCAGCGGCTGCAGGAGCCTGCGCGCCCGAGACGCATCAAATGCGGCTTCGACGACGGACATCGGCAGTGCGGTCGACACGTTGATCTCGGCCAAGATCACCGACCTTTCGTCGGGTGAGCTGGACCGGGTCGTCGGGCTGATCGCCCCGGACAGCCGCTTCTGGCTGCTCATGAAAGACATCATCTTCGTCTTCACCTATTTCCCGTCAGCGAAAGTGAGCGCATGGACGCAATACAGCACGATCGACGACAACGGCGACGCTTTCATAGCGGAGCAGGCAGTCACCTACGCGCGCCGGGTCTATGTCCGGGGCGGAAACTCGATCTATGTGTATGGCGGCCTCACCGCGACGGAAACATACGACAGCACCGAAGCAGTTGCCCGCACGCCATATCTGGACGCCGACAGGCCGACGCAGAAGAAGGGCTTCCAAGGCATTGACGCTTCGATGCGCGGGCAGTGGTCCGTTTATGCCGGCCACGAACCGGAAGACCTCGACGCCAAGGACAAGATCGCCGTTCTGGATCACACGACGTTCCCGCAGCAGCGCATCGTCTACAATCACTCAGCGACGCATATCAGCCTGACCTTCAAGTCGAAGGGCCAAGGACCGCACAAGCTCGGCTCTTGCGTCATCCATCACGATCTCGACGATGCTCAAGATTGAGGCCCCTACAGAAGCTGACGTGCGGTATGTCGCAGAGAACATGCGCGAAGCCGACGTGCGCGAGTTCATGTCAGTCTCGTTCGAGACGACGAAGCAGAACCTGGCTGACAGCCTCGTGCGGCGCTTCGGGATACACCCGGGCCTGTTCGGCTTCTACGTGGACAGCGAGCCAGTCGGCATCGGGGCGCTGATCGAAAGTAGGCCGAACGTCGGGACGTTGCTTTTCTTCGCCACCGACAGGTTCCAGTCCGTCGCGCTCGGCATCGCCAAGTTCACCCGGCAGCGACTGTTTCCGAATTACCGAGCCGCCGGCCTTCACCGGATCGAGGCAGTCTCGATTGAGGGGCACGACAGCGCGCACCGCTGGATCAAGCTTGTCGGACTGAAGCCGGAAGCGAAGCTTCGGGGCTTCGGGAAGGGCGGCGAAACCTACCATCAATTCGCATGGGTGGCCGATGATGTTCGTTAGATTGGCGCTCAAGGAAGATATATCAAGCATTGTTGATATGGCGCGCGCGAACCGCGACGAGACATGCCCGGGTGAAGATTTCGATGTCGACATGGTGCGCGGAACTTTCGTTCGCTACCTCAAGACCGCCAGCCCGACCTTCTTCGTGGTCGAGGAACGCGGCAAGGTGATCGGCTTCCTGCAGTGCTATATGTTCGGCTATGACTACCGGGCTGGACTTTATACCGTGCAGAAGGTACTTTACGTCACGCCGGAAAAACGCGGAACTCGGGCAGCCGTTCTTCTCATCAAGCATCTTATCCAGTGGAGCCAGCAACTTGGCGCGGATCGGATCGAAGGTGGCAATGACAACTCTTTCCAATCAGAACGAACAGCCAAATTTCTAAGCCATTTCGGCTTCGAAATCGTCGGCTTCGCAATGCGGAAGAAGATGGAAGAACGCGACGATGGGCGGTAAAAGCGGCGGCAACGAAGCGGCACTGGCCCGCGCAGACGAGCAGGCCCGACAGGATAAGATCCGCGAAGGCACGACGAAGGTTAACGACATCTTCGGCGCGAACTTCAACGACGAGTTTTTTCAAGGCCGCCGGGACGCCTTTCTCGACTACAACACCCCGCAGCTGGAAAACCAGTACAACGACGCGCAGAAGGAACTGACCTTCTCGCTGGCGCGTGGCGGCAACCTGAACAGTTCGGCCCGGGGTGAGCAGCTCGGCAAACTCCAGAGGCTCTACGACACCAACAAACAGTCGATCGCCGACCAGGCTCTCCAGCAGGAGAACCAGGCGCGCACCGCAGCGGAAGACGCTCGCGGCAATCTGATCACAACGCTCAACGCCACAGGCGATGCGGAAGGCGCTGCGAACTCAGCCCTGACCCGCGCCTCGGCGCTTTCGCAGCCTGGAACCTACAGCCCTCTCGGCCAGCTCTTCCAGGACTTCACCGGCACACTCGGCACACAAGCAGCCGCTGAGCGGTCCTATGCTGCCGGTGGGCCGAAGCCAACCTACAACACCGGCCTCTTTGGCGGTGGTTCAGTCGTGAACAGGAGTTAGGGCAATTTGTGATCCGATAACCATTGCAGGCATTGCGCTCACCGCCGGCTCAACGATCGCCAACACGATCGCGCAGAGCAAGGTGCAGAAGGCCCGCGACAGCACGCTCGCAGCCGAGCGCATCCGGCAGCGCGGGCTTGACGACGAAGCGGCGGCGCTGAACGCGACATCGCAGGACCGATACAACGACTTCGGCACACAGCAGGACGAGCGCGCCTCGGAGCTTGGCCAGTATTTCACAGACCAGAAGATCGAGAACGCCTCGGGCAATGCAGCGGCCGCACAAGAGCAGGCTGTTCCGCAGTCCGGTTCCGACATCGTACTGCGCGAAGAAGCCAAGCAGCGCGGCAAGGCCGACACATTTGCAGCAGGGCAGGGCGAAGCGCTCGGCAATCTGCGCGCCTTTGGTGATCTGATGGGAACAACCGGACGGGCGCAGGCTCGGGACGCCGGGCAGATCGGTCAGATCGGCGGCTTCAAGAGGGGTTCATCCAGCATCGTTCCGTATGAGCTGGAGGACGCCAACTCAGCCGGCGACGGCATGAAACTGTTCGCGGACGTTCTCGGGCTCGGCGGCAGTCTGGCGACGAGCAAGGGCCTCGGCGCCGGGTCCGCGCCGAAAGTATCAGACGCATGGTCCGGGCTCCGGACCGTCGGGGCGAAATCGTCTTCCGGCCTTCTTTCTCTTTACGGGTGACACGATGGGCGTTCGATCCAACACGTATTTCAACAACCCAGCCTTTGCGCAGGCTGCTTCGAACCTGTCTGCGCTTTTCGCCCCGCCAAGCGGAGCGGACGCAAACGGGTGGGCTAACGCCAATGCGAAGAAGGCCGAAGCCGCGCGGCTGCAGCAACTGTTCGATAACCCGACAGATCCAAACTTCGACCGCCGCAACATTGCCGTGGGCAACTACGCCCCGACGCAGTCCTTCTACGCGCAGGACCAGAACAACTCGACAGCAGTGCGCGCGCAGGACGTAACAGCGGCCACGTCTCGCGCCAACAACGCAGCGGACAACGCTGGCGCTCTGGCTCGCCAGTACGCGGAGCCGGTGAAGCTGAACCAAGGCGAAACGGCATACCTGCCGCAGCAGATGCAGGACGGCACCGGGCTCTCCGGTACGCTGGCGGGCGCTCCGAAGCCACTATCGGAAACCGAATTGCTCGCGCAGATCATGGGCGGGTTGCCTGCGGAAGCACAGCAGCAGTTGGTGGCCGACAAATACGCGCCGAGCGAAACGCAAGTG